ACGTTTGTCGAAGCTTATGACTTTGGCATCGCATCTCCGTCCTGTTACCTACTTGCATTCATTGATCCTGAGTACAAAGTCCATATCATCGACGGCTATTACAAGAAAGAGTTCGATGTTAAAGACCAAGCCGCGGAGATACTGAAAATTCGCTCTCACTATGGAGCGTCCAATGAACTCATCTACGCTGACCCATCAATATTCCGTCGTAATCGGAGTGCATCCGCAACTGTGGGTAAATCTACTCCAGATTTGTTCTGGGATCATGGGAAGATACGGATGCGACGAGGCAACAATGATATTACCAATGGAATACTCAAGGTATCTTCTTATATCACCAAACAACGAGCCGTACGCAACCCGTACAATGGAGATACATATTCACCTATGCTATTCGTATCTGATAAACTCGGATTCATATCAGATGAAATGGCCACATACATGTGGAAGAAAGACCCATACGGTACTCCATTAGATGAGCCAGTAGATCGTGATGACCACGCCATGGATGCAATGAAATACTTACTGTCAGACGCACCTGAGATTGGAGACATTCTCACAGAGGACCATGACGTACCTAAGTACATGAAGTGGCAAGTCAATAACTCCGCTGACATGATTAGGGATTATCGTCATGGCTAAGCGTCCGACTACACAGAACAATATAGATAACACCATTGCTGAGGGTGATACTGGTGGTCCTGTACCTCCTACTAGTACAGATACCAATGAAACACGTCCGATCTATAAGAAGTACTCCGAGAGCAAGATACCAGTCTCCAAACATATGGGTCCACTCTGGAAATCGAGGTTTGATCAAGGCCGTTCTAAGCTCAGGGCTGATGGTACGCACGAGTCCTGGGATGAAGCAGTCAGATACTACAAGAACGACCAGACAAATAAGCGTAATAGAGACGATCCTGATCAGCCATCACTAGGGCCAGAGAAAAACATTGCGGGTGGTCCGTTTAGTCGCACAGAAAACATTGTATTCTCCAACGTCTCTGCGGTTGTTCCTGCGATCTATGCGAAGAACCCTGACGTATCAGTACAAACTACGAAAGGTGACAGTGAGCGCAAGTTTGCAAACTGTTGTCAGAAGCTCATCAACGTCCTTCTTCAGAAACGTACACCACCCGGTGTCAATCTCAAGCCCAAAGCGAGGGTTGGTGTTGTTCGATCTACATTAATGAATATCTCTTACATAGAAGTTGGTTACACACAGAGAGAGATGTCATCTGATTTCGCAATGCAGCAGATTGATGACATTGCAGTCAAGTTACAGAACGCTAAGAGCAAGAAAGAGATAGAGGAGTTAGAGGGCCAACTCGAAGCTATGGATGAAACCATAGATTTACTACAACCTGCTGGACCTTGGGCTAGAGCACTGCATCCAAAGGACATTATTGTGGACCCTAATGCAACACTTGTTGATTTATCCGATGCAAAGTGGGTAATGACGCATGATGTCCTACCAACTGCGTACCTTAATGCAGTCTATGGTGAGAAAGACCCAGAGACTGGTAAGTATCAGATGATTTACAAGCCAACACGTGTACTGAAACGTGATGTCGGCCCTACTGACATAGCAGGTCATGACGATCAGATCAACAATTTCACAATATTCGGTGGTAGTGACGACACTGCACAGAATTATGGCTACGATGATGAGCGTTCGTACCGTAAAGCCTGTCTCACTGACGTGTGGAATGTGTGGGACGCAGTTACGCGCCGTGTATACATGTTTGCAGAGTCGGATTGGTCATGGCCAATATGGGTATGGGATGATCCATACGGTCTTGATGACTTCTATGTGCAATATCCACTCGCATTCCACACTGATCCAGAGGATATGTATGCAAGGGGCGAAGTTTCATATTATCTCGATCAGCAGGACGAACTTAACCTTATTAATAGTCAAATCTCCCGTATGCGCTGGAGAATTTCCAATCAACTTGTTGTAAACAAGCGTGCAGTCAAAGATGAACAGTCGGTCATGTCACTTCTTAAACCCGTCAAGGGTGAAGAGATAGTAACCATTGATGTTCCTGAGAATATGAAAGTCGGCGATGTCATATCAGCCCCTCCAGTCCCATCAGTTGAATTTGCTCAGCTGTTCGATAAGAAAAATCTGCTGGAGTCAATCGATAGAGTATCCGGTGTATCGGCTATTCTTCGCAATGTTGAATTCAGGACAAATACCACTAATAGAGCTATTGAGTCGTATGAGTCCACCAACCAACAGAGACTAGACGAGAAGATCGACTCCGTAGAGGAGCAGATTGGTCGTGTTGGCTACGCAATCCTATGCATGTGTCTACAATTCATGGGACAGGATGAAGTAGCTAAGCTAATCGGTCCAGAAGCTGCTGCCGATTGGCCCCCTAACATGACTGCCAGAGAGGCACAAGATTCGTACTCCCTTACTATCACTGGAGGTTCGTCACAGAAGCCAACATCCAAGCAACGCAAGATGCAAGCGCGTGAGATTGGCCAAATACTCGGACAATTCGGAGCATCCAATCCACTCGCATTCTTAGTCATGTTGAAAGTCTTTGCTCGCGCGTATTCCGATGAGTTAGTGATCGATCCTGCCGATTGGGACATGATCACCGGAATATTGCAGCAGCAGCTTGCGGGAATGGCCCAGCAACAACAGCAAGGGCCGTCTGTTGAAGGACAATCCCAGCCTTCACAGGGTGGTGCTCAGGCAACTCCTCCCCCCAATGCATCACCTCCCGCAAGCGGTAACCCAGGTCAGATGATCCAGATCATAGATCAGATGATTGCTAAGATGCCTGATGATATACGTATGAAATTCGGTGCTGCCATAGCTAAAGGAATACCACTAACGCAAATCTTACAAGGTTTGCAGCAATCCGCCACCCCGATGCAATAGGAGATACCAATGCCGGGCGAACCTACCGATCTTGAGAAGAACATAGATGCAGTACTAGAGAACGATGGCGCTGACTACGGTGACGAAGACTTTGCCAGTGAAGATGGTGATACTGAAGAAGAAGAACTAGACACTACTGATGAAGGTCCGGAATTACCAGATTCTGGTGATGAAGAAGAGCCAGAGTTACCTCTAGATACACGGCCAGATGCAAGACAAGCTGATCCTGAGAACCCTAAAGGATTTCAGCGTGTAGGCAAACTGTTCGCTGACGGTAAGGGTAACATTGTTAATAAGAATGGTAAGATCATGGCGACTGCTGGTGAAGCTGCTCGTCATTGGATGGATATGTCACGTCAAGTGGCGGCGATACCAAACTTACAGAGACAAGTATCACATCTTAATCAACAGGCCCAGCAGAATGTAGGATTGCTAGAGAAAGCTAGAGATATCGCATCACTTCCTCAGAAGCTTGGCCTTAATGAAAGTGACTTCAATGAGGCAATGGGCATTCTCGCTAAGTGGCGCTCTGATCCTGTTGGTACTGCTCGTGATGTTGTTTCTCGCACTATCGCTCTAGGCCATAATGTATCAGACATACTTGGTCGTGATGCCGGTGACGCTCTAGAGATGGGTGCCATTAGACAACTAGTCAATGAGATGACTAGAGGTCAACGTGAACGCGAGTCCAATGAAGCTGCTGCTACACAACGTAACAACGCCATAGTGGCACGGTATAACTCATTCATGGCACGGTATCCAGATGCGGCTGTCCATGAACAATCTATCGCGCATCTAATGAACACTCATGGTCTGCAACCTGAAGAGGCTTACCATGAAGTTAAGTACTTTGCTCTTCAACACAATCTAGACTTCACTCAACCACTTGGTCCTCAAATACAGGCGCGGCAACGCAACGGTAATGGCCAAAGATCAACCCGGAGGGCACCGATGGTTCCCTCTGGTGGCCGTATGAACAACAATACAGCAACTGAACCTAACATGGCTGATGCTAATTCATCGTGGAGCCAGATACTATCCACTGTGATGAGGGAAGGCCAGTAATGAGGACCAACTATGCCTAGCACTCCTCTGAATACTGTGCTTCAGTCGGTTCTGACACGGAGCCGCAAGAAGCTTATTATGGCCAGCATTATGTCTAATGCTCTGATGGCATGGGCATTTGCTACTAATCGTGTCGAATTCGAAGATGGTGGTAAGGACATTACTAACCCCATCACTCTCGGTAGAAACCCTAACGTTACCAGCACTGAGTACTATGATACCATCCCAATTGCTCAGACTGATGAGTTCAGTACACTGGCTTATAACTGGTCCCGTGTAGTTGGAACTGTCATCATCAGTGATCAGGAACAGGATGAGAACAAGGGTGAGACGCTGATCTTTAAACTCTTACAGGCTAAACTCGAAGTCCTTGAGGAGTCCATTAAAGAGAAGTTCTCACAGTATCTCTACGGTGCTGGAATAGGACTCGATCCCAATGGACTCCAGCTTGTTATTCCTGACGATCCCACAGTTGGGCTCATTGGAGGTCTTGACCGCGCTGCCGAACCACAGATTAGAACATCCTCCTATGATTTCGGTGGTACGATGGACTCATCCAACATCGAAGAAGCGTGGGATGACGTACTTCTTGACCTTACGATGGGAACCGACAAGCCTGACGTTATTATATCGGGACGGAACGTCATTAGAACTTATCGGGCAGCCGTCCGAGATAAATTGACTATCCCCCTGTCAGACCTGAAAAAGGGTGGATCGTCAATGGTAGACTTGGGATTTAACGGTGTCGCACATGACAGCGTTCCCATGATCTACGATGAAGTATGTCCAGTCAACAAGGCATACTTCATTAATTCTAAGTACCTACGCTTGCACATCCTCCGTGGCGTGAATATGAAAGTAAAAGACCTCAACTCGCCATGGGACATGGATGCAATCGGCAAGCGTATCCAATGGCAGGGACAGTGGTGCGAGTGGAAGATGTTCCGCACACATGCTGTCGTAGCAATGTAAGGATACAGCATGGCCAAAGCAAACAAGCCACTCAACTCACAGATGATGATTGGCGTTCCTGCTGAGAAGCGTCCCAAGCCTGCATTCACAGTACGCAAACTCGAAGGAACCCGTCCTCATCGTGTACATATATTCGACAAGAACGATCACAAGATTAAGTCTAAGGTGATACAAGAACCTGCCGGATATATGGTCACAACGTACAAGGGGAACAGCATCAGATGTAGGAGTGAAGATCACCTTCGTTCCATTGGTGCTGGGGTCAGATTAGTCCCACTCCTTGATGATAAAGGTGAACCTGTGGGTGCGATTGAGAACTCCATCGTCCTAGAGGAGCCAGAAGAGGAGAATGTAGAATGAGTGTTCCTGGCGTTGGAATTGGTACTTATCATCCGAGAAGGGTGAACACATACGTAGCGAATCTAAAATACGCTGCTGATGTAAACACACAAGGTTATGTCACCGCGTACTATGGTTCGCCTCCGACTGCTGCTGGTAATGCAATCATGAATGCGGTTGACATTGCCAATGCTGTCACTCGTGGTGGCACTGTAGCAACTACATTCGATCCTGACACAGCGATGGGTCCATATGGACGGAATGTCACTGTTACTCTTAGCGGTGCTGGCACTCCTACTGTTACTGTTAATGGCCGTGATTATATCGGGCAACCGATGAGTGAGAATATCGTGGCTACTGGTGCTACACCAGCAGTGGGAAAGAAAGCATTCAAGTACATTGATAACATCACTACGTCAGCAGGTGTTGCTGCTACTACACTCAATCTTGGTACTGGTGCAATTCTTGGTGTACCGTACGCTGCAATCAGGCTCAATGCTGAACTGATCGATGAGGCTGTACCATCAGCGGGTACGTTCGTTGCATTCGCTGATACGCAGACTGCTACATCAGCAGACCCTCGTGGGTCATGGGCTCCTGCATCTGCACCA